AGCAGAAGAAGTACGAGAATATTTTTTGAAGATTGAAACACATTTGGATAAATATAAGAATCACATTATAAATGCTATGAATAAGAAAATAGAAAAGTATGAACGGGAATTGAAACCACAACCAGAGATAAAATCAGGGGGATGGAGGTGTTATTTATGTCTTGAAAACGAATGAAGATATTGAAGGTGTTTATAAAATAGGTCGAACCCGAGATTTCCAAGCTAGAATAAAAACACATCAAACATCACATCCCGATAAGCTAGAAATTGCATATGTCTATGAAACCGAAAATATAGAATATATTGAAAAATGTCTTAAAGACCTATTGAAAGATAAAGCATATAGGAAACGAAAAGAATTCTATGAAATTGATCCCGATATATTGAAAGAACTCATAGTGCAATGCGAGTGCTTACACCTAACTGCTAGAAAGAAGCCAGGGCAAATACGAAATCCACAATGTCAATACATTATAAATATTCATAAGAAATATTCAACGCCAGAAACAAATAAACAAATCCTGCTAGATAAATTAGGCGTGTAATGAATATATATATATCCATTCCTTACACGCCTAATGCGTTTTGTTTTTATTAGCTTTTTTATGTTTATTTTCTAATATATCTAGCAATCTAGCCATTTAGCTATCTAGCTATTTCCGGACACTGCAAAGATGGATTCACATAATAATTCAATAGGTGATGCTAGGATGAAACGGCTTGGAACTCGAGAAGAAGTTTTTAAAGGTCTAGCAGTACGGACTGCCGGTGGATTGAAAAAAGATGATATAATAGCTAAACAATTTGGCACTAGAACACTATATATTAGTAAGCGACTAAGTGATAGAATGCGTGAAAATTTTCAAAATGCCAATTATTTTAGAAAACGTGTTCGAAAAACTCTAGTGGCGGCAAATAATACCTTATTAACTAATACCTTATTAACTAATACCTTATTAACTAATACGCAAGTGTTAGGTAATACGCAAGTGTTAGGTAATACGCAAGTGTTAGGTAATACGCAAGTGTTAGGTAATACGCAAGTGTTAGGTAATACCAATAATTCGCATAATACAAATCCTAATGTAAAAAATGAAATAAAACTACCCAGTGTTGAAGTAAAAGCACCTCACGGTAAAACTCAGAAATTATCTTTCAAAGTTAATAATAATACTGTTAGGAATGTATATTACAAAGAACTAAAAGATATAAATTTGCAAAAATTAAAAGATGAATTAAAACAAGAAGAAGCCGAAGAAGACTTAGGCACACCAGTAGCACGAGATGGTGGTACTAGAGAATTTAAAATTGAAGATGTTCCCGAGATTTCTCTAGATGATCTAGATTAAATTTTAGATGACATACTAATTATTTTTAGTAATAATACTTGATTGATTCATTAATGAAAATGTTTTACCTAATAAAGACATAGGCCATACAACTCCACATATTAATCCATATATAAATCCTACTCCACATCGAGCACTATATCCTATAAATTCATCTATTGTTCTATCTAATTCTTTTTTATTCGTTTTTTCATTTTGATGATCCTTGTCCGATAAATATATTCCACCTAATCCACTAGCACCTACACCTGCAAAATATGTTCTATAAAGAATTCTAGCAAACATTTTATTTGTTTATTTATTTAATATATTCATATGCCTATTATTTTTTTATATCTAACTATATAATAATATTTCAATTTTATATAACTATACTAAATAGATATGAGTATCCTTAAATTAGATGATTTAGAAATTTGTATGTTTAGTTTTAATTTAGGTAATTACAATGATTCAGACTATAAAAAATATGATAAAATTACAAAAGATTTTGCGAAATTATTCAAAACAAATGATAATAGAATATGGGTTATTAGTACACAGGAAGATAAATCTAATTCATTATTTATAGAAAATTTAATAAAATTTTTTGGAGAACATAACAAAAACCATATGCCTTTAGCTAATTATGGAACTAATACAGAACATGGTATATTTGCTGCACCTGCATCATTTAAAAATAAGATAGTTAAATTATTAGTATTTATTCCATCGAGGCTTAATGGTAAAATATCTGTTTATAATATAAAGTTAGTAAAACATAGTCATGCATTTAATAAATCATCATTAATTTTATCTTTAAAGATAAATTCCAGCGATGGAATAGTAATGCTAAATTTAATTGCTTCACATTTACCAATAAATACTAAAGAAGATATAATGCTTGGTGTTGAATTACGTAAAACAGCAATGTTAGATTGCTTAACAAAATTAAATAAAATTATAAATATATTTAAAAAACTAAACCAAAATAGCTCAATACATATATTATGGACTGGTGATTTAAATTTCAGAGTTGAAGAATTTGGTAATCCAAAATCTGATCAATTAAAAAAGTTTTTAGAAAACGATACATCAGTTAATGTTCTTAATAATGTTTCTAATACAGTATTAATTAGTCAACTAAAGGATTTTACACCAATTGATTTTATTGCACCTACATGTAAAACTATTTCTAATTCAACGCAAATTAATAATAATAACAATAAAGCACCATTATTACCTACTAATAACAATAATAACAATAGTAATACAACACCATTATTACAAAATAATAATAATAATAATAATAATAAGCAAAAAAGAACAAAAAATTTATGTCAAGATGTATATCTGCATAAATCAACAAATCCAGATAATATAAGTAAATGTTATGATATTATTACCAAAACAAAAAAAGCACAGCAACGTTTAAACACACATTCTAATACATTAAAATCAAAATTATTAAAACAAACTAAACAACAATTACAAATATATATCAATAAATCTACCAAAATATCAAGTTGTAAAAAAAATATTGAACAAAAACAGATTAATAAATTATCACCTTGTTTAGAATTACTTAAAATAAGACAAAATATGCATGAATCATCAATAATTAGATACCCTAGTTATTGCGACCGTATTATAGGGTATTCTTCTAGTAATAGCGGCGTTGTTCTAGAACCTTATTTTATAAAAGATTTAGATATAGATTCTGATATAGATTCTGATATTCAACAACTACCTGTAAGACCTGTTATATCCCTTGATTTTATATCTGTTAGTGATCATAATCCTATTCTGGGAACATTTAAATTTAAACAATACAAATCAACACAAAATAAACTATCCATAAACAACCTCAGTATTTTAGGTAATGGCTTTCCAGTCTCTAACGTATTGTAAAAATATAAAAAATAAATATATACACACCAAAACAAATTAATTTAATAATTCAGTAATCTTATCCATAATCTTACAATATGATTTATCTAGAATATATTTAGCTTCATCTGGATTATCGTTTTTACGTTTTGTTGTCTTATTTCCGCTAGATAATTTTATTAAATCACAATTATCATTTTGAAAACGTTTTAAATTATAATACACACTAGCAATATCTCCTTCAAATGACGTGAGAAAATCTGTATTTAGGAGTTTCCTATTACCGACCTGTTCTTGTCGCATAAAATTATATTGAGTATGATGTGATAATTTAAATTCTCGAATATTTGCACTAGTACTATTAGTATTAACGTGGTTTATAATACTAGCAGGGGCGGCTACACTAAATAAATCGAAATAATCTAGAAGCTCCCAATTTTTATCTATAAATATGGAATTATTCATTAAATCGGCATTTTTTATTGATTGATATGATTTTGCTAGGTTCTTATAAGCTTTTAAAAAAGTATCTTTATTTTTAGGTTCTTTTGCCTTTTCCTGGATTTTAGATAAAACTGGTATAACATTATTATAAAAGTTCATAAAATATAGATTTGAATCACCAGAACAGAAATATCGAATTATATCTAAATTAGCCGGGTGTGTTATAAAATAATTAATTTTATCTAATGGTGTTTCACCTACATCATTAATTGTTCTTATAAGTGCCTGTCGATCATTATCTTCTTGTTTATGAATATCTATTTCTGAGGTATGATTCACCTGTGATGGAATTATATGCAACTTATTATAATATGAATGGCATAGATGAATAACTTGCCTATAATCGCCATTTGCACGTCCTATTATATCATCTCTAGCAGTACTATCTAATTGAAAACCTTCTGCTTTAGTTATACGTGTAATTAATTTATTTAAATCGTTGGGAACAGGTTTCTCGATACGTAATAAGATTCCATAACGGAGTAATGACTGCATCTTTTTTTCTTTAATACTATTACTAGTGCAAATTACAGGGCATACCCATTTAATATGTGCCTTATCTTTAGCAGTCGGGCTAGATTTATTACCTTTTTGCCTAGTTATTACCGGTTTGGATATCACTATATCAATTAATTCTTGAATACCTGATGATTCAGTAATTCCGTTCAAACCATCTATTTCATCCATTATAATTGCTGTCTTTTTGAACCTATTTTTATTATCTAGAGCTACACTAACTCCTGATATACCACCGATCATATCTCGAATCTGTTTCTTACTACGAGTATCGCTTGCATTACATTCTATTATTTCATAACCATATTTTTGCAAAATTAGATGCGCCAAAGTTGTTTTTCCAACACCTGCAGTTCCATATAGAATTAAAAACGGTTTAGGATCTGTATCTGCCTTATTGCTCAAATCATCGAGCCATTCTTTAACCTTATCTAGCTGGCTCTTTTGAATATAATATTCTGCTAATGTTTTAGGTCGATATTTTTCAGTCCATATTAAATCTTGCCTATTCTGTAATAAGGTATTTTCCATATTTTAGTTATTTTTAATTATTTTATACGTTATACTTTTATATTTATAAAAATATGGAAAATTTGAAAATAAATGCATAATAATTACTTTAATGATGACCGCCACCTATATGACCGCCACCCATATGACCGCCACCTATATGACCGCCACCCATATGCCCACCGCCACCTATATGAACATTACCAGGTTGTATACCGCCATGAACTATGTCTCCACTGCTAGGTCTATGATGAGGCCTATAGTGATTGCCACCATAACCACCACCATAACCACCACCCCACCACCAATAGGGGTCATAAAATAATGCAGGATCATAATAATATTGTTCATCTAGAGGATATCCAGGTGCTAGAACTTCTACAGGTTGCAATACTACTTGTTCTGGTGTTGCTAGAGCCTGAGTTGTAGTCATTGGCAAACTATTAGAAAAAGTATTAGGCGATGGTATCATTAGATTGAGTTTATCATTATGTAAAACAAAATAAACTAAAATAATAACTATAATAACTAGCAAAATTATAATAATAGTATTCATAATGGTTAGTACTTAAAATATTCAAAGAAAAATAAATAAAATTAATTCATAAAGCTTCTAGCAAGCTTTTAGCATACTCGCACATTGATGTCTGCGATTATTACTTAACAAATAAATAAATTCCCGCTTAATATCTGGAATATTAATAACACCACTAGAACCAATTCCCATTTCAATAAATTCTTTAGTAATCGCTGGAAAATTACCTAGCATTACTTCTGGAATTCCTAACTCTTGAAACTTTGCCATTATTTTATCTATTTCAGCCTTTCGTTCATCTTGTGTTCGCGTATTAGCATCTTGCTTTGCTAATTTAGCCTCCCGGGCTAGACGTTTAGCTGATTTGGTTGGTCGGGTTGTAGTTATTGCATTTGATGAATTCATTATTGCTTTTTATTTAATACTAA